TTGGACTTCAGTAAAGGTTTCTGCATTTTCCGGTGCACGAACACTTTCTAAATATTCTAGTATACCGTTTTCAGTAGATTCAGCCATGGGCTAAGTATATGCTATGTAATAACAAAATGTAAAATTTAGTTTAAAAAATTATAATGCTTTAAAGAACATTGGCTCTTTTCCATCAAGAATTCGGTCAGTATTAAATATCCTTTTTTCGCCTTCTAATAGCTCAATATTTTTTGGGTCACGCATTATTCTTTTAAACATTGATTTATCCATTATCGATCTAGTTAAATCAGGAGTCACATTGGAGTTATATAGTAAATCCAGTTCTTCATCTTGCTCATCAAGAAACTTTAAAAAATCCTTTTTCTCTTTCGGATCTTTAATTCCCATCTCTACTTTTGCTCGTAGTTTATGATACTCTGGGTCAAATTCTCTGGCTATTTTTACTTTGTCTGGATCTAAGATAATCGCTGTTCCTGATCCCATTGTTCCTTGATTTGCTTTTTTGGGAAATAAAACAGAGTCATATCCCATATTAGCAAGTCCTTTATTAAAGTCTTTAGTAGCGAGGATGGAATTACCATAAGTTGGTGTTAATAAATATTCTAATCCTTCTTCGGTCTGTAAAGCGTTATCCATATCCTTTCGTTTTCTTGGACTAAGTGTCGATAATATTCCTCTATTGTCTTCCCAAATCTGTTGGTTTTCTCTTATAAGTCTTTGGATTTCTCTTCGATCTGCCATCGGCATTTTACCGCGTCCCGCTAACAACGTTTTTTCAAAACTTGGTTGTAGTTCATAAACACTTCCCCCACCTCCAGAATAGGTTGGAAGTCTAGAATCGGTTATTTTTTGTGTTGCGTATATTCCTCCGGGACTGTTTCTTTTTGTGAAATCATTGCCGTAATCAACTTTTATGCGTTGTGTATGTTTATCTGGGAGTACCAGTTTTGGAAGACCAGTTTCAAAACTTCCATGGTATAACGGTTTTTGATTAAGTAATGAAGCTAACCCTTCTCCAGAAAATTGCTCAGGTCTTACTACTTTTTTCTTGACTACAGGTTCAGACAAGTCTTCCAATACTTTTAATAACTTTAAAAGGCTCATAGCAAAAGTATACCTGCAAAAATAAATTTTGCAAAAAATTTTTTCACTAGGGACTTATTTGTAAAGTAGTTGCAAAAGTGAATCTGAATCTAAGGGACTCGGCGGAGGGGGGTGGGAACCGCGGTAAAGGGGGTATAGCCCTTTTATATAGGGTTTTATATCCTATATATATGATTATTAATAGTAGAGTATTTATCACAGGCATAAAAAAAGCCCGCTTATTAGGCGGGCTAATTTAGTTAGTTAATGTTAATTAGCTAATTAAGCTACCATAAGTAATTGACAGAAGCCGCTATCATCACCAGTTAAGCTAACTGCTAAGTCTAAGCGTCCTGACTCTTTAAAGCCTTTCTTATTAAACGTAGTATTACCCATACATACTGATGAATACTTGCCAAAGAATATTTGGTCAAAGTCTTGGTCACCTTTATTAACCATTGAGCCATGCCTACTATTCCATGTATCTCTAATGTATGAAACAGTAGCGTCAATACCTGATACAGCACACTCATGTATAATTACAAATACATTATGTAACTGGGGCTGTAATACTGTAGCTTTATAGAATGAAAAGCCGTAGGTGGTCATAACTAATACTTGGTCATCGCGAAGTGATGCTTTACTACCGCCTGACTTAACTACTATTGATTCACCAGTTAGGTCAGCAGGTAAAGGCATACCGCGTTTAGCATTAGACTTTATTATTTCCTCAGTAACTGACTCACTAACTGATTTGGTTAAACTTACAGGTTTTAGATTTTTACTTTTCTTACTCATAACTTTTTACCTTTTGTTTTGATTAAAATTATATAAGTTAATTATTTAACTTACACCCCTTATTATACGCATATATAACTTATATACAACCTTAAATACTTAAATATTTAAATATATTTATATGTATGTTTCACGTGAAACATTTAGCGATTTTAGGATTTTAGGATTTTACGAACGAACGACGGACGGACGGAACGAACCCCGCGGGTCTTCGCTCGCTCGCTCCTTCGTTCTATGTATGTAGAGTAGAGTGGGTCAGGGAATGGGTCGGGGTCCGCGGTCCTCGGTCAGTGGTTGGATGTAGAGTAGAGTAGAGTAGAGTAGAGTAGAGTAGAGTAGAGTAGAGTAGAGTAGAGTGCTTCGCTCGCTCAATCGCTCAATCGGTCAATCGCTCCCTGATAACTTCGCCTTCGATCGGAGTCGCTCGTTTCTTGATCAGTTGTTCGAGTCGAGTGAGTATGTCGTCCTTCGACATCATATCAATCTTCGCGGTCAGGATCTCGCGTCTATCAATGTAGAGTCCACCTGCCTTGCCTCGATGAACCTCTGCTGTGATCGCTGCGGATATCTGTCCTTGGTCCTTGGCTTCTTCCCGCAGATCGTGGAGCGTGGATAAATGATTCTCTAGAGAAATTGCGTCCTTCTCTGAGGCTGAAATTTCCAACTCAATGAGGTAGTTTCGGACTAATGGGTTATGATTGAGTAGAACACTGCCTTGTGTTTTCGCGCCCTTCCTGTCCTTAGTGTAACCAGCTTTGATAGCCGATTCTGTTGCGGTCTGCCCTTTTATGTATTCCTTACAGAACTTCTTTTGTTTGGAGTTCAACGGTTGCCATGTCTTACCGTTGTTATCAATAAATGCCTTACCATCTTCTGTTGGAACAAGTGCGGTATATTTCAGTTGTTTCATAGAGTTTCCTAGTTCGCATAAAGTTATTACATTCTATTATAAATATTATCATATTAATACTTTTTCTCATGCCCTCTAGGTAATCCTACCATAGTTTCTAATAACTAATAGAAATTCTATTACTTTTGCTATCAACCTCTTTCCACTGTCCTCGAGACTTGTAGAGTGAATCTATTACTCTATTAGAGATATTAGTAGTTTTCGTTATTTTTTTCCAAAAACTTTTTTTATTTTCAGAATAACAATACTAATAATAAAAAACCCCCATCGAATCGCTCCGATGGGGGTCAAGGGAAAACCTTTGTTTGTTATTTAGTCGTCTGGATAAAGATCTATGTGGCTTTTATCCAAGAGTTCTAATTCCTCTCTTTCTAAGTCATAAGCATGCATCTGTACTAGCTCAGCATACTCCTTCCGTCTAACACTATCTAAATAGTTATTAAATGGAACGAAGTCAATATGCCTCTTATGCTTTTCTCTTAGGTAAGGATCTGCGTGTCCCGGTCCATAGAGTGCTTTCATATCGTCCATACTACCTTGTAATCTAAGGTCTTCGTAAGCGCGTATTACTCGCATCGCGAACTCAATCAGGTACTTATCCTCTCTGACCAAGTTGTCCTCTATCTCTTGTATTTTTTGCTCTGATAAACTCATAATGCCTCCTTTTTATCTAAGCGTAATATAAATGCCATGAGTGCTGGTCCTTGATGGTTATCGTAACAATGTACTCGATTCACCATGTAGGTGTAATCGTCATCTACGAAAGTTAAGGTACTCACTGCGTCTTGGTTGGCTGGAAATGACTCGTGTTTTACCATTTCCGTGTCCCATACTTTTGAGATTAGCTTCCAAGTATCTGGAATCGATTTCTCGGTAAACTCTGACAATCCTATAATTGAATGCCACTCGTCTATTCTATTAAATTTCATACTGTACTCCATTTGGTTCGATTATGTAGGTAACAGATTGGTTCGCCGTCCATCTTCTCGGCTATTGTAACCACTGTATGTTTAGGTTCTAAGTCAATCTTAGTTATGAAACATTGTACGATCTCATCCCCTAATGTAAAAGGTAGTGTCGTTCCTACTTTCACTACTTCATGTTCTGAGTCGTATACTGGCAAGTTTTTGTCTTGCATTTCTTTCTCCTTTCTAGTTATGATTAATTAAGTGTTCGTTGTAAATCTTCTTTTAACATTCTTTCTTTAATATCCAGTACCTCTTTGTCCTCGGATACAAAACTATAAATGCACGCTTCAATGAAGTCTGTTAAATCCAGTTTTGCTGGATCAGCTCCGTGGTTAACAACTTGGTCTTCCATGCAGGCTTCTATTGTTATTACTAACTCTTTGTCTGCGTTGAATGTTAAAGCGCGGTTAAAATAACTACCGCACGTCTTGCAAGGTTTTCCGTTCGACATTTCTTTCCCCTTTCTATCTTTCTAGTTAAAAATCCCGCTAAACGCGGGGCTATATAAAGGTATATTATAGCCCGCGAACAAAGCGATTAAAAGCAGTATTAGACGGTTACGACCGCGGAGGCGACTAATACGAAAGTCCTAAGACATCGGCTATACTTACTCTTTCGGTAAGATATCTAAAAGCCTCGCTCACGTTTGTTCCTTTCGCATCATCATATACAAAATGTCTCAGACTGGCTGTAGTACATTGATCGTGAACTGAAATGATCACGTGTATAATTCCCTCATCATCCGCTAAGAACTTCTCGTGATCTTCTTTCCACCAATCTTTATCACTCGAGGAAGCCATGGCTCCATAGTCTTTATACTTTTCTTTTATATGCTGTAGAAACATCTTTGCTAGTTTTCCATATTCAAACTTTTGAAACTGTTCTGAAGTCAAAGTTAACATTCCACTACCTATAGTTTCTCCGTCTCGCCAATCAGTGTAGATATACTCATGGTTATCTGGTTCTCCGAACTCTTTCTCCCATATCTTTTCTGTAGAGTATAGTTTATCCAAGTCGAAATAATACTTAGGCTCTACTACAATGTTATGGTTAATGTATTCGTTGGTAGCCCTATACCAATCATCTTTGATTTCTATATCTCTTCCGACAAACCAGTTATTGAATCTAAGTATTCCTATAAATTCATTACCATCGGATAGTTTTAGTAGTTTTTGAAATCTTTGAACAGTGTCATCGATCTCTTTATATAGTTCTGGTGTATAGTTTTTTTCGCCGTACATTTCCCTTCCTCCTTTCTAGTTTTGATTAAAGTTCAATTCTAAATGACATACTGTTAGTGCTGTGTTCAGCATAATCATCTTGTTCCCAATCCACTACTATGTATAAATATCCATCTATAGTAGCAATCGCCATATCTATGTTTAAGAATTTCGATAAAGTGTAGTAATCACACTTTTCTGAAAACTCTCGTAATATCGGATCTTCCATAGTATTTCTTGGAGTCCAACCTCCTTGCCATGAAAGTTTGGTTTTTCCATCTAGCGATTCGCCAAATGGATTCCATTCATATTCTTCACTCATTTCCCTTTCTCCTTTCTAGTTTTATACTAATAATGTTCTCTTTCCACTTAACAAAGAATCTTCGTTGTTATGTCCCCAGTCACCATACATTAATTCGAATGTATGGAAGTAATTATCATAAACAAATGAAAATACTCCTACACCTATTTCTCCGTGTTCTTCATCGGGAATATTTTGTAAGATTTCCGCTATATAATTTATGTTTAATTTTTTTAACTCATCTATGAGCTCTGGTTGCGTCATTCCAAACACTCTATGAGCGAGTGTATTGTCGTCTTTCCAGTTGTCTTTGTTGACCACGTCTTTCAAAGTTTTTAAGTATATATATTTTTCTTCACTCATTTCCCTTTCTCCTTTCTAGTTTTGATTAATATGAATGTTTTAGCGGTCTTCTGACCATGCTGTGTCCA